ATGATGGGAACTATGAACCGGGTAACATTAGGTTTGTAACTGCAAGAGAAAATTGTAACAATAGAAGAAATAACATTAAACGATAAAACAAGAGCCAGTTTGCATCTAAAGCTGTTTTTACAGTGACCCTATAAAGTAACAGATCGCAAGCTGGCTCACTTTTTATGGAGGTAAATTATGGAATTTAGAGTACGTAAAACAGATGATGGAATTACAGGAACATGGGTTGTAGCTAATGGTTCCTGTCTCACAAGTACTACAAACTATATCAATAAAGATGGGATAACGGATGAATCTTGTCCTATATTCTTCTACGAAACCGAAGCTCAAGTAGCACTTGACCTGTACTTGAAGAAACAAGCGGCAAAGAGCAAAGTGTATGGCCACCCCCGGTTCTATGAGATTATTGAACAGATGAAAGAACTACACAGCCGAAAGAATCACGACTATGCGGGAACGTCTGATCCCCTGAAAAATCTCAGAGCGTGTGAGCGGCTTGAGCTTAGACCATTTATGGGTGTAATGGTTCGGTTGCAGGATAAATGGTCACGACTTGAGGAGTTTGTCAAAAGCGGGCAGTTAATGGTCAAGGGGAGTCAGTTATTGATACACTAATGGATAATGCTGTGTATTCCATCCTTGGAATAATCCTTTATGAGGAGCAACAGAAGGAAAAGAATTACGATGCAGCCATAGACCATGAAATAGGGGTTGATCGCACTAAACCAATTCCGGGAGGATATTAATGGTTAGGATAATACTACTGGTCTTAATGATATCATCCTTCTTCGGCCTGGGTGTGTGTGACTGCCTGGCCCGGCAATGGCGAACAGGAATTGCTTCGATTCTGCTCGGGATCGTTCAAATGATTTTGTTCTGGAGGAGATTATGAAAGTCTTTCTTGATTTAGATGGGGTACTGGCAGATTTTACAGGTGGAGCACACAGGGCATTTAATATACCCTACGCCTATGCCAATTACCCATATACAAAAGGTTTATGGGATTGGTTCGTAGAAGCTGGCTTGACCTGGGACGAGGTAGACAGTGTGTGTAATGCCGAATTTTGGGCTGGCTTAGAGTGGATGTTTGACGGCATAGACATCTATTACGCGGTCAGAAAATTTACAAGACAGACTGGTAGCTCACTTAATCTGCTTACAACACCCATGAAAAATATAAACTCTACAATAGGCAAACTCACTTGGATACAGGAACATTTAGGTGAGAATCGCCGGAAGCAAGCACTGATAACTGGTGCTGATAAAAAGATTTTCGCCGGGCCTGACACGCTCCTGATTGACGACCGAGACAAGAATGTCGAAGAGTTCAAGGCAGTAGGGGGGCAAGCTATACTGGTCCCCCGCCCCTGGAATAAGAACCACGATTGCCAACGAAGCACACTGGACTACGTGATCCATAAATTAGATGAGGTGACATTATGAGCAGAGTTCTTGTAATTGGTGATCCGCATGAACCCGTATGCCATCCCGGATACCGGGCGTTCTGTAGATCTCTTAGAAAGAAGTTCAAAACGACCAAGACAGTCATCATAGGTGACATCTGTGACCATCATGCGATCAGTTTCCATGCGGCTAATCCCATGTGTCCCGGCCCTGACGATGAGTACATACTCACCAAGCAGAAGATGAAATTGTGGCATAAAGACTTCCCGGGAGCTATCGTTACAATAGGCAATCACGATATGCGGGTTCTCCGGTTGGCTGAATCAGTTAACATACCACCACAATATCTTAAAGATTTTAATGCAGTATGGGAGACTAAGACATGGAAGTGGGTAGAAGATATTGTAATTGATGATGTATTTTACTTTCATGGCATAGGTAGGGGTGGATTGCACCCGGCATATAACGCCATGAAAGACAACCTGATGTCAACTGTGATGGGGCACTGTCATTCAGTAGCAGGGACTCAATGGAAGGCTAACCCTGCTAAACGAATATTTGGTATGGATACGGGTTGCGGTATTGATGTTAAGGCGTGGCAATTTGCATACGGTAAGCACATGGCTCGTCGTCCTATTTTAGCAGCGGGTGTAGTCCTAAACGGAGACCCGCAGCACTTTATCATGCCGTGTGGACCGGGTGAGAGATTTCATAAGTCGAGGTTCAAATGAGCGTAAAAGGAACATGGCCCAGGCCATTCACAACAACACGAGAAGAACGGGATCTCCGCAAAGAACTTATGTATGGTGAGATCACCCTGGCGGAATATAACAGACAATATAAACGCCTTCAGAAACGAGGGCTTATTAAGAGAAGCGGGAGGACAGTATGAGAATTGAATATCTAAAAGATAAGTCTAAAGAACAACCTAAATTTGACACAGTAGAACCCGGGACAGTAGCACGGTTCAAAGGAGAAACTGGTCCGGTACTGCTTAAACTGAAAAAAGATAAGGCCGTTGTGTTGTCCTGGTTTGAGGGTTCAGACGCTTTATCCATATCAGACGGCTCAATAGAAGAGAATAACCCAGATTGTTGCGAGATACTGGGCAAACTGGTCGGGATCATAATCGAATGACCGTAACAGAAATACTAACGGTTGCTAATTATCCGACCGACGTGCTCGTTCTCGACTTCGAGAGCTACTATGATCAGGACTACTCTCTCAAGAATTTATCCATCGTGGAGTACGTGACAGACGAACGCTTCGAGTTCACCGGCTTGGGCATTAAGATCAATGACGGGGCATCCGTATTTGTGCCCGGTCCCCAGGTTCCGTGGCTTATCGAGCGACTTCAGAAGAAGTTTGGCATCATGTTACATAATGTAGTTTGTGTAACAAAGAATAGTAAATTTGATATACTAATCCTGGCGAATAAGTTTGGGGTTTACCCGCCGTATAACATCGATATCGAAGATCTCAGTAGATACTATGACTCCAGGATGAAGCACACACTGGCGGCTTTGGCTAAACTGTTCAAGCTCCGGGCTAAGGGCGACACCAGCCAGTTCAAAGGCCAGCATTGTGCTGATATAGGCTGGGTAGCGATAAAAGAATACTGCTTGGGTGATGTCGATATCGAATCACAGCTGCTCGAAATACTACTGCCCATGATCGATAATCCAGGGGTGGAGTTACCGCTGATGCAGCACACCCTGAACCTGTATTTGAAGCCGACCTTTAACCTTGATATGAAAACGGCCAAGGGTATAGTGCTCGATATGGGCGTTGAACTTAAAAAAGATCTGGACCAAGTACAGTGGATACTCAAATATGCTACTAAGAAAAAGAAGACGGTGACAGAGCTTCTTCGGGCCAGGAATATCTTCCCAAAGATCCTACAGGATATTCTACCAAAGAACGAAGTGGTACCGATGAAGCAGGGTAAGGGTAAGAAACCGACCACGATCCCAGCTTTGGCTAAAGATGATGAGGGATTTCAGCTACTGTTAGCTCACTCGAACGATAAGGTGAGGTTATTGTGTGCGGCTAAAGCAGCGTGCTCAAGCTGGTCGTCGCATCAATTAAAAGTTAAGAGTCTTATTAAACAGACCGAATGTTTTGGTGATGGCGTTCATATATCACTCAAGTTTTACGGATGTCACACTGGACGATGGAGCGGTACCCAGAAGTGGAACCCACTTAACCTCGGTGGCAAGGGTAATCGCAAGACAGGCGAGCAGCATCATCCATTGATTAGTAAGGTTCGTGGTACGCTACTCGCACCAAAAGGTAAGATGCTTGTAATAGCCGACTCCAGACAGATAGAGGCACGAGAGGTAGCATGGATAGCTGGACAGAATGATCTCGTAGAAGATTTCAAGACAGGTGGCGATCCCTACTCCAAACTTGCTACTAAGGTTTTTGGTGAAGAAGTTTGGAATCCTACAGAAGAAGAAAAACTGACACCGGAAGGTAAGATACTTGATATCAGACGTGGGTTCGGTAAAAATACCATTCTGGGTGCGGGGTTTGGTCTCGGTGCTAATACATCTTATCAAGATTGTCGAAAAAATAAAGATATTCGTCCCCTTTACGATTCTGGAGAATATAATTGGGACTT